AATTGGCAGTTATTGTAGACGCATCAACAACATTTGTACCAGTAGATAATGCGTTTGAATACAATGCCAAATTAGTCCTCTGCGGTTCTACTAACAAACTTGGACAAGTACCGTTTGAGTAGTCAAGACGTGGTATGTTAAGTCTTGTTTCCGTCTTTTGGTAGGGTAGTGCGTTTGTGCCTTCGACAAGTTGAGCGCCCCAAATTGAAATGTCTGCAATTTCATCGTTACCACTAATTGAATCAAACAAAAGAATTTGTGCTTGTGGAGGTCCAACTGTGGCGTTCAATTCAAATCTTTGCCACGATGTTGTTACAACACAATTGATGTCAGTTGTATAAAGACGCAATCCAACATTTTGTGATGCGCTTGTATTGCTTTTCATATAAACGGTAAACGAATAATCATTTGTACCCGATGACACGTTTTGATAAATTCGCGAATATGTACCTCCAGTTTTATTTAATTGCAATCTATACGCGTTTTGCGTTCCATCTGGAGAAATTGAATAATTTGCAGTTACTGATTGACCAACTCCATTTCCGTCTAATGTCCAACTCGCATTGTCAAACTCTTGACTATATGTCAACAAATTATAAGGCACTATCTCAACCAACCCTGCACTATTGACTCGGGTTGCAGTTGTGGCTCTTGTTACGGACATATCGCCCGAACCATCGGACGGAATAACGGAATATAATTTGCCTTCTTTGTAAGCGTTAGGCGTTAGTAAAAGGGATGCGGTATCTAATAGGCTCATTGTATTGCGTCTAAAGTTTGTAATTGATTTAATAAGCAGCTATTTGCTTCTAATACTCCTGAATCATTAAAAACACGAACTGAGAAATTAGAAACAATCCCTCCCTCGTTTCCTACAATGTCAGTATCTCCACTCCAAGAAACGTAGTGTGAAGCACCCCAAGATATTGAATTATTGAATGCGCCTTGACCCCAACCTATTGCGTTGTTGTTAGCACCTTGACCCCATCCGTTGCTATTTGCCATCTTTGTTTAGTTTAGTTAGAAAAACACGAAGTTTCTCAATGTTTTCTTCTTTTGGTTTGTATGTTCCTACCTTAGTTCGTGTTCTCATATATACCAACTAATTCTGTTATTTGAACTATCAGGATACATATCCCCGTTTGAGTTATTGTTATACTCAGGAAACAAGTCATTTCTAAATACAATGTAGTCAATGAAACGCTCCGTGTAGTGTTGAGCAATCTGACGTTCTTTCTCAATTAAGAAGTCTACTTCGTTTTTCTCTACGTTCTCAGAGTTCTCAGATGAGTGCTTATAGACGCCCTTATTAGCGATTGTGTAAGCTGCAAATGGTAAGTATTCAACCATTGCCCAATGTATCAGCATAGGCTTTACATACGTCTCTACAAGCGTTTCGTAATTACCTGAAAGCGTGCCTGCGATAATATCCGCCTGAATCTTTTGAAGTAACTTAGTACCTAAGTAGTTTTGGATGTGAATGTCTTGAGCGATTTTAACGAACTGAATAAACTTGTCCGTGTCCACATTGCCATTAACGGCAGTAAACCTAACTAAATCGTCTCGTGTTATGAGTAGTGCAGTTGCCATTATTTGCCGTATATTGGATTGGTTGGTAAAAAGCCGTTGTAAGGCATATCAACAGGTTTAACAAATACTTCTTGTGGATTCCTAACTCGATATCCTGCTTTTTCTGCTTTGTTAGTGCTTATAGTTTTAGCTTTTGGACTAGTAGGGTCAATTCCCATACCCTCCTCAAATGATACATAGGTTCTACGCAACCATCTATGATGGCAGTTGCCTCCGCCTTTGTATTTAAAAATGTCGTATGTAGCAGCTCCTTTAGCACCCCATCCTGCATTTACAGGTTGATTGCTCATTCTAACGATGTCTTCTTTACGATAAATCTTATTTGCAGCAGTCATCTTTTTGCAAAACTCACGAGACTTAGCAGATGTATCACCTGAATAAACGTAGCGAGTAATGAATTTGAATCCATCAATAACTTTATCTTGTTCGGACTTAGCTTTAGGATTTGCAGTTCCTGTACTTACGAAGTTGTAAACTTTAGATAAAAGAGAAGATTTAGGTTTGTTTGCCATTTCAATCTCTGCGTCTATTGCATCTTCTTGGTCAAGGTCAACCTCAAACTCATCAATCAACACCCATTTTTCGTCAGGCATTTCTCCGCACTCAATAAGTGCATCTGCGATTTCGTTATCTAATTGTTCGTGTTTGCTTAGTTCCGTTCCTGTTTCTTCTGCTACCTGCTCAGAGTTTTGAGCGTTTTCTAAATCCGTAAATTCAAGCGGTTTAAGCGTCTTAAAGAATAAGTTGAGAGAAATCCCGTTAAATGCTAAGATAGTGTCTAAGGCTTCAAGTATTTCGTCCTGAAGCGGTTTAATCACCATATTATTGAACAAGATAAACGAGTTTTGCAATTCATCAGCATTAGACGAGAATCCGTTTGCACCTGCAATCCCAAAAAGCAAAGGTGATGTAACGTTGTGACCGAGCATAATCTTACGCATACACTCCTCTGATAAATATGTGTAGTGTTCAGGTGCGTCATTCAAAGGTAAATCGTCAACCGTTGTTTTAGTGTCCATATTGTCGTTGAACGCAACGATTACTTTCTGACCTTTAGAGCCTGTGAGTTTGCCTAAGACTTTGTTAGTGATAATAGATTGCTGCTCCTCAGTTGGCACTCCGTTGTTGAAGTTAACCACCTTCGTACCTGAGAATCCGTTTTGAACCTCGTTGATTAAGTAGTCAGCTATTTCTTCTTCCAATAGTGCGTAAGGTACTGCTCCCTGATAGTCAGGATAAGCGTAATACTTCATACCTACTGCGTAAGGCTTTGAGAATAGAATCTCTACCTTGTCTTTAGAATAGCCGTAAGCAGGAATGCGAGTAGGTGGGTATTTCTTTACATCAGTCCAATCGTCCGAGTAATAGTAGGCTTCAATTTCTCCGTCTTTATTACACTTCTCAGCTCTAAGAAGATTTACCGGCATATGGAAAGCCTTGAGAATTCTATCGTGCTTGTCGTTGTAGTGTACTTGAATGGCAAACTGACCAAGCATCTTTCTATCAATCGCAATCTTGCGCAAACAATCCTTATTGAAAAGAGCCATAGCTTGAGCGTACTCATTAGGCTTGCGGTTGGCATCAGTAGCAGACAAGCCACGTCCGTAAACCAAACGTGAAATGTTATTGATAATTGCGTTGTTAGTGGTGGAGTTCGTGTATCTATCCAATAAGAATTGGTAGTAATTGTTGTCTTCTCCAAAGTCAACCCACGCATCACGCTTGCTCTCCTGAATAACGGGAGTAGTGTATGCCGATAGGTTTAAGACGTGTACGTTGTTACTCATAAACTATGAACGTATTTGTTGTGGTGTTAGATGTGTAGTCTCCGTTGTTTACGGAAAATGAAACGATGTTTTGGTCAGTACAAAAGATTCTATCCTTGTAAACGATGTCCGTGTTTTTGTACAATACCAAATCGTAAAAGTGACCTTCTTTTAAAGCAAAAATTGCCGTAATTGTGTTGACGTAGTTTCCTGATGTCTGAGATGTGATAGCTATTGTAGCAGGTACGTTTGTTTGGTCATCAGTCAAAACCATTGATGTAGGTGTATCTCTTGGAATAAACGAGAACGTCTGAGCTGATGTAGATGTTGTTAGTACAATCATATTCTAAAGACGTAGATTTACACGAATTGTTTTAAAAGCAAAAAGGGCAGCCAAAGCCACCCTTCTCACACGCTATGAAGAAAACGATTATGCAGTTACGATAGTCGCCGTACCGAATGCAGTAATTAAAGTAGCTTCTGAATTGACATCAATTAGATTAGCGTAGAGCTTCTCAGTCCCAACAAAAGTCAAAGTGTAACCGTTAAGGTCACCCATTGCAGTACCATTTGAAGCAGTTGCAGTAGTCAATTCCATTCCGTGTTGTAGACCTGCAAAAAAGAATTGGTTGTTGCGGTTACGAACAATAATGTGAGGACGTCCGTAAGCAAGTAATTTAACTGACTTGTGAGTTGTAGCATCTTGCTTCTTCAAAGTCATTGTTAATGTTTGCTCTGCGAAAGTTGTTCCGTTCTCACGGCTTGAGTTGTATACTTGCTCAAAAGAGTTTGTTCCTTTAAGTTCGTATTTGTAGAGTGATGATACACCTGCTACCGAGTCGATAACGTCAACATTGACACTATCATAAGTGATACTTGTGTAATCATTAAAGTTAACGAAGTAAACTGCATCAATGCCTCCTACGGCATCTTTACATACTTCCAATCGTCCATTTGCTAAGTCGCACATTTTTCTGAATTTTAATAGGTTATAAAAAAGGGAGGGAAGTTTTTTACCGCCCTCCCCGATTATTTAAGTTCAGCTAAGATTAGTTAGCAGAGTTTGTGATACCGTAAGTAACGATGTCTTCAGCAAAGCCGTATTTAGCATCTGCGGTGAAACGCATAACTACACGAACGTTCTCATCGCCTAAGATGTCTGCAGTATCAATAACTTTAACAACGTTCATATCGTTCATCAAGCCTGTAGCAAAGTGAAGGTTAGAAGTAGTTGAAGCGATACCTGTGTTAGCAGCAAGACCGTTAGCCATAAAGATTGGAAGACCATCGAAGCTCAAAGAACCGTTAGTGTACCATTGAGTACCCAAGTTGTTAGTACCATTAGCACCAAGACCTGAAGCACCGAAACCACCTAAAGCACGGATATATGCTTTAACGATGTTTTGAGAAAGGTACAATTTCAAATCAGCTTGTCCGTACATACGAGCAGGAATAGCGTCAACGATTTTACCCAACTCAGCGATAACGTTAGCAGCAGTTACAGTAGTACCTGCAACCTCTTGAGCAGCAGGAAGAGCTGCATCAGTAGTCAATTGGGTCATAATACCTGCGAACTGACCTGCAGTATTGTTAACACCTGTCCAAATAGTTGTCTCCATAGAAGCAGCAACATTGGCAGAAACGTAAGCGATAAGATAATCTTCGAAAGATTTAGGAAGAGTATCGAATGCAGAGTAACCCATCTCAGCAGCTTGCCAAGTAGAGTGAAGGTCTTTCTTACAAAGAAGTACATTTACTTGAAACTCCTCAGGATTGAGAATACGCTCAGTAAGGGTAACTGTACCGCTTGCGCTGAATTCGCAAGAAGCATTGGCAATCAACGTATCCGTAGCGAATTTTTGAATTACTTGTTTGTATTTAACATTCGGGTGAATTGTTAAACCACCTTGCTCAAGGGTAGGTGCAGACAATAAAGCTGCAGCGATGTACTTGCCTGCGAATTCGCCTGCGTAAGTAGTACCTGTAGTAACGGGATTTGGCATTTTATTAAGTTTTTATTTGTTTAATTTTTCAAGAATAATATCCATTGTAGTTTTGGTGCGGCTCTTAGCGAACTTGTGCATCTCCAATGGTTTTGCGTTTTCAGGATTGAAAGAAATTGGCTTAGGCTCTTCGCTCAATTCTACAGGTGCAACTTCTTCTGCAACTTCAGTAGTTTGTGCTGAAAGTTTTGCTTTCAATTCTTCGTTTTCCTTTTTAAGTGCTTCCATTTCGCTGAAGAAAGATTCTTTAACGATAGACTCAATGATTTTTTTTGCTTGTGGTGCAGTCTCAGTAGATGCAACTACTTCTTCTTCTACCATTGGAGCTTCAGCCTCAGGAGCTTCTACTTCTACTTCAACTTCAGGCTCTGCAGCTTCACGAACGTCAGCGATAACACCTTCTTCGATAACTACAAGGATGCGCATATCTTCTAACTCATACTCTCCGATTGGAAGTGGGATGCGTTGTTCGTCTTCCGTTAAGATAAATACAGGTTGACCTGCTTCAAATACGTCTGCTTCAAGTGTAGATACTCCGTCTGAAAGGAGCATAGTTTCCAACTTCACTTCTAAACCTAAAAGTGTGCGGACTTTGTTTAAGATTGATTTTTCGTTCATTTGTTTAGATTATAAAGACATATACTTATTTGCTGCATTAATAGCAGAGTTGACTGAAATGCCATTTTTAGAAAAGTCACCCCATCCTTTGATGTCTCTTTCAGAAAGACCTAAATTTTTAGCGGCAGCAACTGCTTTCTCATACAATTTATCTTCAGCTTGCTGATATTTTTCAGCGTTTGGATATAATTTCTTGACGTTTGCTACTTGCTTTTGAAACTCGGCTTGTAATTTATTCAATTCTACCTGAGTTTTATCTGCCATATCAACGGCATCAAATAAAGCATTAGAAATTTGAATTGCTTTTGTACTTGCAGCCGCAATGTCTTCAACTATACCTAACTCAACACGCTCTGAAGCGAGTTCTACATTTGCTTTGTTAACTTCGGCTATCTTAGCCATTGTGCTTTTCATTGTGTTCATAATCAATAGACGTTTTAATTTATATTTGTTTTATTTTTAAGAAAGGACTACTGTTTGTGTCTTGCCTATTCCCTGAGCTTGTAAACTACCATCGCAGCACTTTACGGAGTATGTTCCGTTTTCACATAGGCAGCCTCTTTTGCTTCCTGCTCTTGGACTTGACTTGCTTGGTGTTTTAAATTTGCTCATCTTAATAGGTCTTTAAGTTGTTGAATTACCTCTTGCTTCTTTTGTTGCTCTAAAGACATTTCTAACTTGTCAGCGAAGTACCCCTCAATTGAGAAGCCTTTAACTTTTCCGTCTTTTACGTCTTGCCATACCTCATCGTTGTCAACCTTCATAGAAATCATCCACGTTCCTTTTGGCAAACTGAAGCCATATAATTGGGATTTATCCGATTTAGGGTCGTCAATTAACCAAGATTCAACAACAGTCATTCCTTTAACTGCGTCCTTGTGTTCGTAGGTTGCGTTGGATTGGTTTCCGTTTTTAAAGAATAACTCCATAGCTTGACGCACGGTGTCTTCCGAGAAGTAGATGTAGTATTCCTCTTTCTTTGCGTTTACACGATAGATTTTCTTGTTAGGAATAAGAGCAGCACCCATTAAGATACGCTTCTCTTTGTCAACTTCTTTCAGTTCTACTTCGTGTTTGGATAGGGCTACAAAGTTCTCCTCAATGGCAGGAGATTCAACTACACTCACGGCATCAATTCCGCTTTGTGAGTCTTTTTCGTCAATGATTAATTCAATTACTTGCATATTTTTTAGACGTTAAATTGTTACAATGTTGCATTTTTGACTCGGTTTCGGTCGAGTGCCTGAGCCGATGTTACCTCTCCTGAAACTACATAAGCCTGCATTGGTGTTTGCTGAATTTGTGCGAGCTGATTCATACCTGAGTTACCGACTACGTTAAACGATGGACTCATTGAACCAATAGAGCCAAGACCACCGCCACCACCTCCGCCACCGCCATCAGATGGATTTGTTCCGCCTTCAAATTTAGTTTTAGCAATTTTAGCTACACTCGCCAAACCTGTTGCAAGTGCAACACCTGCCTCAATAAATTGCGCACCTGTTGCTAACTTCGCAGGGTTACCACCTGCCGTTAAAGCTGCGTTAACTGCCACATAAGTGCTTATAACTGCTTGAGCAAGGTTTGCTGCCTTACTTACTTTAAATGCTTTCTTAGCGGATTCTTCATTCTTCTGACCAAAAGTTTCAGCAAGGTCGGCAATAATACTCAAGCCTGTTTGAGCCATATTGATTTGGGCATCTCGCAACTCTTTGTCGGAGGCTTTGATTTTATCGTTTACCTCCTTAGATGTTTCAATTCTTTTTTGGCTTAACTGATTTTCGTATTGCTCAAGTTGAATATCTAACGCTTGCTTTTGTTCGTTGTAAGCAATCTCAGCATCTAAACGGGCTTGCGTTCCTTCTTTATGTAGGTCAATTTGCTCTTGAAGACGTGCTAACTGTAATTCTCTTTCCGTGTTTGCAATCTCAATTAGCTTTTCAAGTTTTTTCTCTTCGTTTGTAATAAACTCAGCACTTGCCTTTTCTCTTTCAACGGCTAAATTCACTTCAGATTCAGTACGAGCTTTTAATAACTCATCGGCTTCACGTTGTAACGCAAGGTCATTTGCTAACTGCTCAGAGCGCAAGCCTTGTATTTGAGCTAAGACACCCTCACGATTGGCAAGAGCTTCAGTAAGTGCAACCTGATTCTCCGTGTTTTTGTTCTTGTTGTATTCAAGTTGAGCTGCTTTAATCTGCAAGTCAGCTTGTGCCAACATTGCTTTCTCCTGCTTATTTAAAACATCTAATAATTCGTTATTAGCTTTCTTACGTTCATCTATTGAGTTACGTTCTTCGTCACGAATTTGTCGGATTGATTCAGCTTGACGGTCATACATCTCAACCAACCTACCTTGCTGCGCTGCTGCAATTGCCGCCTGATTACGAGCATTAACTAAAGCCTTACCTTGTTCCCAAGCGGATGAAATAGAAATCTTACTAATCTCCTCAACACCTTTTATACCTAATGTAACTACCTCTCCAACTGCTTCACCAAAGTTATCGTAGATGTCCTTGCCTGACTTGATTGCTTCTTCTCCGACTTGTTTTAAATCCTTTTGAGTTTGCTTAATATTCTTGCGAAGTTCCTTAATTGTTTTTGGGTCTTTATCTCCAAAGAAAGATTTTTCCCAAACTAACTGAAGTTCTTGTATTCCTAATTTTAAAGCATAAAATCCTGCTTTTAATGGGGTGAGCGCAATGTTTAGAATACCGCCCATTACTTTACCTAAAGCATTAAATCCACCTGTTGCGGCAGATGCTGCTTTAACTGCGTTTATAATCGCTCCTACAGTCTGATTAAATAGAATTGATATTGTTTCAAGTACCGCAGAGAATGTTCCTGCCGTTTCTGAGTTGCTTTCAAATGCTGATTTAAGACCTGCTAAAGCACCAATAATAAGTCCAATACCTGAAGCCTTTAATGCAGTACCTAATCCTTTTACTGCACCTCCAATTTTTTTAAAACCACCTGTTGCGCCATCAGTAGCAGAGTCCGCACGTTTTACGGCAGCGTTTAATTCCTTTACCTTATCGGTAGAGTCCTCAATATTGTCAGCAAGTCTGCCAAAGTCTTTTGCTGCGTCGTCTGCATTTGTGTCTACGTCAATTTTAATCTTTCTTGTTTCCGCCATTTGTGTTACGTTTAAGTTGTTTGATTGCTTTCTTTAGAGACGTGTGTAGCTTGTATTTTCCTTTGGCAATGTCTATGGCTTCCGTGTTTCCGTAGAAGTCATCTAACTGCAGCATTGTAACTATTTGTTGTATCATTGGAATATGTTAAAGAATTCTTCACTCGTTGTACCATCTAAATAACTATAAGTAATACGAATTGTATAAACCGTGCCTGCTGAACCTGCAGGAATACCTATCTGAATAATCTGCGAACTTTGTACAGGATTAACTGAGAATGTTACGTCCGAGTTTTCACAGGCTAAATCAGCCTGATAAGCTCCGTTAGGTAAGTTTACAGGATAGTTCACATCACCACCTGCAGTAGCAGCTTTTGGAATAGGAATAGTTGAGTTTATTACGGGTCTAAAATCCATTATCAACTGAAAGTCTACATCTCCCGTGTTTAGGTTGCTCTTCATTTCGTTAATGATGTAACGCTTGTCTCTAATAATTAACCTATCGTTAAGCTGAAGGTTTGTTAGTAGGCTTGTAGGTAGGTTCGTCTTTACGTTGACCAATCGTTGCTTCAGATTGTAAAGGTTGTACAAATAGCTGAAGTAATACTGACTGAACTGCGTATTTTGAATTGGGTACTCCAAAAGCGTTGAGGTCTCAGGTGAAAAGTTGAGCGTGATGTCTGAGTTGTTAAATTCTAAGTCCTGCCCGAATGGAGTGTAAGTTGTGATTGTAGAGTGACCACCACCATCGTTTGCGAATTTAATATCCGTTGTTTGGTTATCGTATTGATACAATAAAACAGGCTTAGGAATGTACGGAGAAAACTCACCATTAAGCGAGTAGCCGAGTTGTAAATCCTGCGTGCCGTTGTACTTAGTTTGCAGTAAATTCTCGAAAGGAACTTCTATAGTAAACTCGCCACCATCGTAATTGTATTGGTAAGTAGTATCTCCATAGCTTCGATTAAATGTCTGAGAAAAGTTCTTGTTTAAAAAGCACTCGGAATCTTGGAATTTAAACTGAATCTTTTTGTAAAGCGGCATTCGCTCCATTTCGATAGTAGTCACGTCCGTGTGCTGAGAGATGTCTACAATTGCGCCTTTGGAATACCAATCATCTAACGGTTCGAGCCAATACTCATTATCTACAAGCGAGTAAATAGTCATATTGAACATCAGCATTATCCCCTTTAAGAACTCGCCTACTTTCATATTCGGAGCATTAGCGGAAAGGTCTAAAACTAAAGACATAGCTAAAGACGAATAAGTTATAGTAAGGTAATCAACAAGCGAACCTGTAAAACTTGAGTTTAAATAGCTAACTTCATAAACTAAGTTTGAGTCTATTGTATTAGTTCCTGATGTCCGTATTTTTATAGTGTATAACGCATCTAATCCAACTACTTGAGGCAAAGTATCAAGAGTATAAGTACCCGTTCCTGAGCCTACAATTGTGTTGAATAAGTTTCCATTTTGGTATACGTCAATGTAATATTCAGTTGCAGTTGTTGTAGAAGTTACGTTGTATTTTAGATTGTGAAGGAATACACCTGCTATTTCTTGAACGTGAATAGTGTTAGTTGCTGCCGTGTAACTTTGCGTTAGGTCGTAAGTAGTAAATGTAGGAACAACCGTAGTCGAAGTTAAGTCATAGCCGTAAGAAGTTTTTACAAGCGTTTCCTTACCCTTAAACCACAAGAACAATTTAGTAAATCGCTCATCAGTTAGGAAAGTTCCGTTGAATGTGATTCCGTATTTTGCTTCAATTGCTTCAAGAATCTTAGTTACCCTAACTGCAGGAAACAACTCATCTTTAT